ACGAAGTAATGTTCTATCCAGTCTCTTGGTTTTGGTTTCTTAGAAGTCTTAAAGTCTATTATCGCTAACTCGTCCTCGTATTCTGCAATACAATCGACTGTTCCAGCAATGCCAAGTTGTTTACTATAGAGAGCACCCTCTAAAGCGTAAATATTATTTATATTATTAATTTTACCCTTGGCGACCTTAAACAGAAAATCTGAAATAGGAGGAACTTTTGGTAACTCCTTATCATTATATAGATGATGTTCAGTAAGGGTATGAAAATTAGTTCCACGGGTGGTTGCTGCCTTAGTAATTTTGTCTGCCACCTCGTTACCAACTCTTTTTCTCCAATCCAGAAATATCTGTTTATTGAAATGACTAGTAACAGATGTGATTGAAACTAATTTAATTAATTCATCTTCGTCAGGAACAGAATAGTAGCGAACACCATCTATCGTTTCCCTTTTTAATTTTGGAAGATCAATATCAACATGATTAAACATTACTTACCAAGTTCAAGTTTTGCAATAATATACTCTTTGACAAGTCCAGAACGAACTATATCATCAATACCAAACTCTATTATATCAAAAGATGGCATTTTACGCAAGATGTTAAGAAAATCGTGTATGCCATTCCTGTCATTAGTTTTAACCAAATCTGTTTGACTAGCATCACCACAAAAAACAATACGACTATTTTCACCAACACGAGTAATGATTGAATCCAATTCGTGAAAATTAAGATTTTGAAATTCATCAACAATCACGATTGCATTATCTAGAGTTGTTCCTCTTATAAAAGATGTACTCCAGAATTTTATACTGTCTTGTGCTTTAAGATTACCATATAACATCTCAAAATCGGCATCAGATGGCATTTGAAACATATATTTTACCATATTTTTGTATGGTATTTGGTAAATATCTGCTTTGTCCTCATGATCTCCTGGTAAAAAACCAATCTCACGAGTAGATACTAATGAACGAACCAAATAAATTTTTTCATATGGTGTAGATTCATCTAAAATATCAGCAAGAGCATTATATAATGAAATAAATGTTTTACCTGTACCTGCTGTTCCATATGCAACTAATTGTTTTCCAGCAGAGTATGAGTCAAATAACTTTTTTTGATTGTCGGTTATTGGTTCAATATCAATTAGATATGTATTACTTATTGGTTTCTTTCTCTTCATTTGTTTAGATGTATAACCAATTCCAATTGGTTGATCACCATTGGTTTTCTTTTTTCTAGGCATTTAATTAGAGTGAATTTAAGGTAGGGTTCCTTGGTGCTGATTTCTTTACTTTTTTAAGTATATCGTTCCAACCAGGTGCTTTCTTTCTCAATTTATCTTTCCACTCTCCAACTTCACCTACTCCAGGCATTGTCTCTGGATCAGAGTAATCACGAGACCAATCAGGATTATCAGCACACCATTGATCCCAATCATGTACACTCATAGATATTTCTTTTTGTTCACCAGTTTTAGTATTTACTACAGGATAAGTTGCCATATCAATATAAAGTTATGTAAAGGTATTTAGACCCACTCCATAGCTTCCGCTACAGTTGGGAATTGTTCGGTGAAGATTTGTTTGCAAGCATTTGCAATATCCATATGCTCTTTCTGTGTTCCATGTCCAGAACGAAGTTCAATATAATGGATCCAAGAACGAACACTACCAGACATATACAGACGAGTTGGTGTTGCTAATGGTAACACAAATCTAGCACATTCTTTTGCTACTTTTGAGTCAAGCATCTCCTTATATAATTTCATTCCATCTCTGAAATAATTCATCATTTTTACTTCTAATTCTTGAATTAATATAGGATCAAGTTCATCAGTAGAATTTTGCCGATTCTTTTCATCCTGTTTTCGTAGTTGTGGTAATGGAATATTATCTCCTAACAAACTACTATCAGCATATCTTTGAGAAAACTCTTGATATGTAAAAGAACGGTGTCTTAATATCTGTGCTGCAAGACCTCTTGTAGTGTTAATTTCAAGAGTCATAAATGCTTGCTCAAATATTGACCAATGCTGATGTTTTATACAATATCTTAATAGACCTGCATACTTTTCATTCTCCTGATTATTTGGGTTGCTCACACGAGCACAATATGCCATGTGTTTCTCAGCATCAGGAGACACACTTATAAGTTTTACTTCCATTAACCAAATCCTTTAGATGTTTGTTCTTGTATTCTTGCCAATTCATTTCTGGCAACTTTAAGTTGTTCTCGAATTACTTTCAATTCTTCCTCATTATAAAGATGATCTTTTTTGAGCACTCTTTCAAGCATTCTAACGATTCTCTTTGCTCTACTAATCTGGGTAGCCATCGTCATCATCATGAAGTTCATCATAATCAGTTGTGCTCTTAAAGGCAGGTGAGTTCTTATAAGCATCAACATCAGAATATATCTCTGCTTTGAGTGCATCGACTGCTAATTCTAATTGCCTGAGTCTCAATTTAAGTTGTTCTCTGTCCATATAACTGTGATTTCCAATAATTATAGCATAAAAAAAGGGGGTTAGCAACCCCCCTTGTAATTAAGCACTAACTGCTTCGTTTGTGTGCTTTATTCCTCTGTAAGTTAGTTGTGATGTTGACTTAACAGACTTTTTTTTGTCATTGGTGTCATAAGCAACACCACGGTATGTGACTTGTGCCATTTGGTTTCTCCTAAAGTAGTTGGATGTTTTAAATCCGTTCCTTCAGTCGGCTTTTGCGTCCTTAAAACACATAGGATTAGTATGTGCTACCACAACCCTTGTTATTTCTAATCGCTCAGATTTACTAGGATTGTTACTTGCTATTTCTAATAGTTCAGCAGCATGGTCACAATCAAGTGGTGCTCCTATCGCTATTAGACTGAGAAGAATTTGGTACATAAGGATGAACGAACCCGTTCCGAGTCGGCTTACTTGCGTCCAATGATAAAGGCATCACATTTACCTGTCACTTTAGTTCTCAAGTAATCTATAAGATACTCGTGAGCATCAGAGTTAAGATTCTTATCACTAAGTATCTCTATTCTGTTGCGGTTCCAATCCAAACAAGACATTTCCCAATGGGAAGCATTGTGTTCAGTGAGGAGTGTTGCCAGCAGTGTGAATTCTATCATTTGGATGAACGTAAAGGTATGTTAGCATACCCACACTATATAGTCAAGTTGTTTTGTAATTTGTGTTACAATTTTATAATATTTTTAGATTAACCTAAAATTAAACTCCCTTTAATCTAAATAATTGGTTTCAATTTTCACAAAAATCCCTACAGGTCAAAATTTTGGCGGGATTTTTTTCCCCGTATTTTTGTAACTACTTCCGCTTTTTCTTTTTAGGTCCTTGTGCTGATTGATATCCCCATAGGTTTGGTTTGATATTACCCCTACCATAGTCAATGATCTTTATACCCATCTTAAACTTATCATAATACATATCAAACAATTTAACTCTACTTCCTCTTGCTAAATCACGGTGAGATTCACCTTCAACTTCATATGTAACTACCCAAGCATCTGATGGTGCCTCAGTGGTCATTACGTCATTCAGTGACCCATTTTCAATTAAAATCTCACAACCATATTTTTCTTTACTCTCTTCCTTCTCTTTCTTACTCCAAATAACTTTTGATTCTTTCTTATCCGCTTTTTCATCTTGTGATAACTGACCTAGAGGTTTAGTCATGATCTGTCCCCCCATACTATCTCAGGATAAGCAGTTGATACAACTTCTTTACTTATTTTATATTTTGTTTCAAGATTTTTATCTTTCACTAAAATAAGTAATTCCGCTTCTAATGGATGTAAACCCTCAAGAATGTTGATAAACATTGTCTCTCGACGAAGATTACTTAAAGTAGGATTACCACCTTTGCAGAAATTATAAAACTTTTTATATTCTGCACGAATAGATGCTTGCCCTTGATCTTGTGATCCTAAAGATGTTGAACCCATCTCTGCCATTTTGCTTACAGCATCATCGATTCTACTCGATAAAGTTCCTGTAGCATTTTGGTCATCTCTATTAGTTCCATATGGTACAGGACCTTCTGGAAGCATTGAAACAATGCTTTGATCAAAATTCCATACAAATAATGTTACTAAAGATGGGTGCTTATATCTTTGAAGCACCTCCACTTTTTTTGCTTTGCTTCTTTGTTTAGAAGCAGCATCAAGAACCTCAAATACAAATGGATTATTTGGTAATGAAG